CGTGACGTTGATCATGGAGACATTAACGCTTAAACAAAGCCCCCCCGGTTGACGCCGGGGGGCATAAGCCTATCTGGAGGGCATAAAAATGGGTATGGATAAAGAAGAAAAAACAAGATTACAAGAGCAGAAAAAGCGGGTTACAAAGGCCAACGCAGACATTGCAAAGGCACTGAAAAAGGAAAAACGGGTTGATGTTATGTTTCAAAACCTTGATATGCCGGGTGTTGAATTAACGTTCACATACTTGAACGTGAACTGGAGGCTTATTGACGGGCAGGTACATTCCTTGCCGGGTTCGGTTATTAAGCACCTTCAATCGAGATCAACGCCCATTTATGCACCGCCTGATGATCCAAAAACGATCAGGCATATGGATGATCCTGCCCCGAATCCCGAAAGACAAATGATCGGGAGAAAACCCCGCTTTGCTCTGATGCCAACCGATATGGATTACCTGGAGCCATCAAAGGAGCGAAAACATGAAGAAAGTAGCCCAGTATGACGTAACAACCCCAAGCGCGCTTAGAAAGACGCTCGATAAAATGAACGACAAAGCCGAGGCTCTACGAGAAAGAGTCGGGGATCTTGAAATGAAAGTTAAAAGACAGGCCACCAAAATCAACAAGCTCGTAAAAGGGTCAACCGTGGCCTCAATTATCCTGGCAATTTTTATGATCGGTCTGCTCGTTGTTCCGGCAAACGCTGAAATACCCCACAGGCAAAAGGAACGGTTCTATAACGATATCGCCACCGAAAAAAAGTTTGATGCGAAAGGCACCAATACCTTATCAGGGCCAACCACTATTTCCGGTGCAGCTACACTATCCGGTAATATCACGCCTACGGGTACTGTACAGTCTGCTTTTGTCGGAACCGATATTGTAACGGCCACGAACATCGTAAATAATATCGGAGTGATTAATTTTCCTCTCGGTGCCACAATGGTAGACGGAACCGGGCCGATACTTTCCAGCACGGGTCCGGCTCTTGCCACAGTGGATGATGTAGCAGCTATTTTGTATGATGATTCTACCGAAGTGACGCCGGTCCAGTGGTCTTTTATTACGCCGGATGATTATGTATCGACCATGATATTTTATGCCAGTATAAGCTCAAGCGAAGCTACCGGCACGGACGTTAGAATTGATTGGGCACTTACCCAGAATAAAGACGATACGGTTTTTGGCACTACCAGAGATCAGGCCGTTGTCGCATCAACGAGTTTGTCCCTTGATACGAAAAACGATGTCTTGACGCTTACACCAGACGCCACGGGTGCAGCACTATTCGTAGACGGTGCGGTAATATCGCTGGAAATATTCAATGCTTCCACAGGGGGTGATAATACCGAAATAAAGGCGGTGTGGGCTGAATACATTAAGAAACAATAAATGGAACCTGGCAGCGGTCGGCTTATTGCTGGCTGTTGCCTTGATTCGTATTCCGGTCCCTGCAAATCAAATGCGGGCGTCAATGCGATTTCTGTTTGAACTTGGGACGGGGATTATCGTTGCGGGGTATGTTTTCCATAAATTTAATAAATGGATTGGCATGTTAGTTGCTTTAGTCATCGTGTCTTGGGGCGTGACTACGTTCAGGTACGATATACAGGCAATTCAGAAAGTCTCGTATCTTGCTAAGAATGCTGTTTTGTTCGGGGTTGTGGCCTTATTTGTTTTCAAGTACACAAGCGAAAAAGTTCTGCTAAATAGCATGGTTTTTATCACGGTGGTAAATTTCATATTCATTTCATTGCAAACTATGGGGGTTGATCCATTTGGTATAGTCACATTTGGTTTAATGAAAGCAACTTGTAATCACCCGGTTGGTCTGATGGCAAATCAGAACGAGGCCTCTGCGCTGTTTGCTTTCTGCTTCTTTGCATTTTGGCGTAAGGAATGGATGCCCATAACTGAATGCTGGAGCTATAAATACATGGATTTTAAGCAGTTGATTGTTTTCATACCTGTTGCGGGCCTTATTTTAGCCGAATCCACAGGTGGCGTCCTGGCTCTTGCTGCTATGCTGATTTTTTACTGGTTTGCTAAAAATCGTAAGGCATGGCCTATGGTTGCCGTGTTGGTCGGTGTTGCAATTTATATGTATTATCAAGATCCGTTTACCTCTTCTGCTGTAACTGAACGGGTAAGAATTTGGCACCTCGGAGACGTTGCAATCTGGCAAAATCCTGTTCTGGGAGTAGGTGTGGGATTGTGGCCGCTTGTAACGGGTCAACTCCATGCCCATAACGAATTTATTCAAATATGGCTCGGCATTGGATTCATGGGACCGCTTTTTATCTTTGGATACGCAATTGACGTTTATTCAAGAATGACTCTGGATGCAATAATTCCAGCGGCTGTTTTGATTGGCGTGGCTGTGAACTGTTTTGTTAGTTTTCCTCTTCATTTGCCACCGTTGGCATTAATAGTGCTGGCATACATATCTATACTTGAAAGAAAATTAAGGACTCAAAATGGATTGGACCCTTGCAGACATACGGACGAAGGTTAGAAAATTAACCGGAAGACCTGGCACGAATCAGCTTTCAAATACTGATCTTGACGATGCTATAAATAGTTATTACACGCTCGTTCTTCCCTTTGATCTTTCTGCCCATGAATTTGATGGGTTTACAGAATACACGACAGTGGCCGGCACCGGAGAAACGACTCTTGCATCCGATGTTTTAACGGTCAGCGGAACGGTCACGATTAAAGACTCAGATGATGTTGTTTATCCGGTTGAACTTTACACAGATATTAATAAATTCTTTGAGATTTACCCTGAAGACGATAACGACGAAGCAGACGAGAGAGACCAGCCTGCCGCAATACTGGTTTATGGCCGTGTTGTTTATATTAGGCCGGTCCCTGATGAAGTCTATACCCTGAAATTTGCCTCTATCTCCCAGGAACCCACAGACCTTACCGCAACCGATCAAAGCCCGTCAGACAAGAAGTGGGGGCCGCTGATTGCCTATTCTGCTTCTATTGAGATATTGCAGGAAGCAGGGGAAGACGACGAAGCGTCAAGACTGTTCGATTTAAGAAAATTTCACCTAACCTCATGCGCCACGAAACAGGTCAAGCAGTTTCCTTTGGGCATGAGAGGAAAGCCGAGGTTCTAACATGACAGCCTTTTCGAACAATTGGAACGCAGCATACGAGGCAATTCCAGCAGATAGCGCCGACAGGTCAGAGGGTGCGCTGAGAATTAGAGACGAAAAAACAGATACACAAGAGCGTATAGATGTCGATCATTACATGGCTCTTGCCGGGGTCCAGGCAGATCATGGAGAACATCGACAGATTACGTTTCATGAGCCAATCGCTACGCCTGCCAATGTTGCAAACAAGGGTTTCTTATATTTAAAAGATGTTGCAGGCAAGGCAGAGCTTCATTTCGAAGACGAGGACGGCAACGAACTTCAATTGACCAGTGCGGGAGCCCTCGACGGAGCTATACCGTCTGGGTCAAAGATGCTTTTTTATCAAGACGCTGCCCCAACAGGGTTCACGATAGATGCCACAGTAAATGATAAACTTGTATTTGTCACAAAAGGATCGGTGGCGGGTGGCCTTGCTGGTGGAATTGCTCACGCTACAGGTACATGGACTCAGCCAAACCACTCACACACCTACAACACAGTAATTGCTCATGTGCATACAGTTAAGGGTATTGCCGGTGGATCAGGGGCAGGGGCTATAGACGCTAATCAATCATGGTCTCACGACTCAAATATTTCGGGTGTGGTTAATTCAACAGGTGCGGCTTCCGGAACTACGGCGGGTGGAGCAACGGCTAACACATGGCGACCAGCAGCATATAATTGCATAATAGCCACGAAGGATTAATATGCAAGATACCTGCACATTCAAAGATTGTTATTTCGCCGGACTCCTTGACCGAATGGAGCAATGCCCTAACTACATTGAAACCGGGTGGACTGACGACAAGGGTGCTTTCAAGAAATTAAACGACTGCGCTCCCCGGAGAATGTTGCTTGAGATTCAAAACCTTTCAAACAACATGCTCGGTGTTCAAAAGTCTTCAGAGCAGGAAAGAAACGCCTCGCATAATGTATTCAAGGGCCTCGCCAAAGTCGTTGAGATGGTGCAGGACAACCCAGGGGCGGTTATAAACTTCGACCGGAAACAAATCAATGGACAATGATTTGCTCGAAATATTAGGTATGGGTAGCAGTCACAAGGTTTTAGGTTCGTTGTTCGGTAGGCCCACGAGCACAATTACCGGTGAGCAGATACCAACGTTTGATGAAAAAATGTTAAAGCTAAAAGAACTTGCTCAAACAATGAAGATTCTCGGAGAATTTGGAGCAAACGTAGCCCCTGGTAGTGGTGAGGCCATAGCTGTAGGGGACACACTCGCATCTGGTAACAAGGCCGAAATAGCGTTGTCCGAGGGCCGGTATAAGGATGCCGGGTTTGACTATCTTGATGCGTTTACTAATTCGGTTGGAACAATACCTTTACTTGGAGGGATATTCCGGGGAATCAAGGGCGCTGGGAAAGTAGCTGACTTTTTGCCTCTTGCAAAAAAGATGCGTAAAGCCGGTGAGACTTCTGAGGCCGTCAGGAAAGAGACCGGATGGTTTAAGGGTATGGACGGAATGTGGAGGTCTGAGATTGACGATGATGCTGCTCGTATTATTGGGCAAAACACCAAAGGAAACAATGATTATGTTCCATTTAAGGACGTAATGAAGGAAGCTCGTAGCAAACATTTTAGAGTGACAGAGCTTGGGGACGTGTTCAAACATGATAAATTATACGAGGCGTACCCATCCTTGCCTTGGGATTATAAAATATCAGAGATACCTGCTAATAGTGCAAGTATGCGTGGGGCTAAAGGGTATGTGTCCGGTAAAAATATATACATAAGCGACGATTTGAATATGGGTGAAGCAAGAGAGGTCATTCTGCATGAATTGCAACACACGGTTCAGGGTATAGAGGGGTTTGCAAGGGGTGGTAGTGTTGAAGAATTTTTAAACCCCGCGATGAAAGGAAAACATAAGATAGAAAGTCAGATATCAGAACTCAATAAACAAATGAGTGATGCAATTGGAACACCACGATATTCTGAATTAATGAATAAACGCGAGGGTCTGGTTGGCAAATTGCAAGAACTCGGGTATCAAGATACTATCAATATGCAGGGTACAGCAAACGATCAATACAGAAGCCTTGCTGGTGAAATAGAAGCCCGAGACGCGGTAGGCAGGCTCGACATGGGTGCATCTGGACGGACTATCTTCCCCCCAAATTTACAAGATGACGCAATTGTGAGGTTTAGATAATGGGTAGCTATCAACCATTTTTAATAGCAAATTTCAGAGTCGGCCTTGAGCTTGATCTTGAGCCGTGGCTGTTGCCTCAGGATGCTTTCAAGACGCTGGACAACGCATTTTTAAGGCGTGGTATTCTTCAAAAGAGACTCGGATATACAGAGTTTGCAGATACGGGGGACGCTCACCCAATTATAGGGTTGATGAACTATGTTAAGACAGACGGATCAAATGAACTTTTAGTTCACGATACCAAAAGACTGTTCACAAATTCAGCCGGAGTTTTAACCGATATTGACGGGTCGGATAAGTTGAGTGGTTCGGATCAAGAATTTATCAATTGGGTCAATTGGGACGGCACCATGTATATGACCAACAACAACGACCGCCCCAGGACTTACAACGGAACAGTGGTAGCAGATTTCGATATGGATATTGACGGGGGCGGCAACGACGTAACAACCGTTGCGTTTTTTGCGGTTCAAAAAGAAAGGTTAATAACGTTCAGAAATACAGAGGGAGGAACACTGTATCCACAAAGAGCGAGATGGTGTGCCGCTGGAAACCCTGCAGACTGGACAGGTGACGAGTTCGTTGACTGCCCGACAGCGGAATGGATACAAGGTGTCGCCTATCGGGGCGACGATATAGTTGTTTATTTTGATTCTTCTGTCTGGATTTTAAAATATACTGGAAACTCCGTCTTGCCGTTCAGGTGGGAACAAATTTCTGTGTATGAAGGATCAGCGGCACCTTTCAGCCCAATAGCCCTAAAGCAAGATACATTCGCAATGTCTAAGATCGGTGTAACAATTTGTGATGGAATTAATGTCGATAGAATCGATTCTAAAATACCAGACATAGTAGAGTCTTTTGATTCTGCGAATGTTGGCGCTGCCTTTTCGTGGCGTGATGATTCTTTAGAACACCTTCTCATGTTGTACCCGTCGCCTGGCAATACGGACTCTGACAAGGCGCTTGTGCTAAACTATGATGACGCAAGCTGGGCCAATTTCGGATTTCCGTTTACGGTCATGGGAGACTACACGGTTGAGTCCGGGCAAACGTGGACAGAATCAGCCGGGGTTACATGGGCGAATGACACGGGGCCGTGGTTAGAATCTTCGAATAGCGCAGGGTTCCCGACTATACTTGCTGGAGATTTATCTGGTAAGGTTTTCAAACTTAACGACACAGGGCAAGACGATGGGTCGGATATATCTTTTGAAGTTATGTCCGGGCGGTGGAATCCGTACACCAAGGCAGGCATGAAAGCCAGACTCGGTTATATTGATTTTCTTGTATCTTCGATAGGTGATATTGATGTTTCGGTTGATTTTTATTTAGATTTCGAGGACGTTCCGTATGTAACTCAAACACTTAGCTTTGACCAGTCGGCAGAAAAGTCATGGGTTCGGCTATACGCCGGGGCCGTTGGATCTTCACACAGGATAAGACTTTATCATACCGAATCGGGCAGGGCTCCACAAATACATGCAATTATGCCGTTTTTTAAACCATTAGGGAGGCTGAACCGTGCCTGATATTGTTCAACTTCCATATGATGAAAAAGCTATTTTGTCGAAAGACAAGAACGAATTAGCCAAGTATCTGTTTTCTCTCGTTACTCAATTAAAAAAGGAGCTTGGAGCCAAGACTGATAACGAGGCAGATTCTATAGTTACCGGGGCTCATCGATTTGTTGGGGACATTACAGCAGGCATAGCAGGGATTGACACCCTAACGCTTACTAATGCGCTTGCCGTTGCTTCAGGCGGCACTGGGTTGTCATCCTATACGATTGGCGATTTACTTTATGCTTCGGCAGTGGGGGTGCTTTCAAAACTTGCGATAGGTAGCGCAAATGAAAAACTGTTTGTGAATGCTGCCGGGACTTTGCCTGAATGGGATTCGGGCGTATATGCTGGATCGTTCATTAGAGATATGTCGGTGGCTGCTGGAAACCAGAGTATTGACGGGGTTGGTTTTAAACCGTCAATAATTTTTATTATAAGTTTGGTTAACGGTGCAGCAGGCAAAATGTCAATCGGATTTGATACATTAGCCGATCATTTAGTTTTGTACGATAATCACAATGCGGTAGCTTCGACATGGCGATTTTCAAATAGTAATTGCTCACTTATCACTGACGGAACCAACGTGCACAACGGGGAACTATTCTCTCTGGATGCGGATGGATTCACTATTGTATGGTCAAAGACACTCAATCCAACCGGAACATTAGGTAATCTTTATTTTGTATTGAGGTAAAATATGCGAGTTTGTATAAACAAAAATACTGACAAATTAATCGAGTCTCAAAGTGGCGGGTCTACGCAAGATCATCTCGACACTCTGACCGATAATGCTATCAGGGCTGGTTACAATATTGATGACATAGAATCAAAGTTTGTTACGGACTCAGAATTTCAAGCCCTGATTGAATCCGAAATACCTGAACTTACGCAAGATGAGAAAAGAGAGTTGGAATATCCGAGAACAAGAGAGATGGCTGTTGCTTTGATGTTAAACGCAAGGGGTAACACGACCCGGCTGGATGCTCTTTTGGTTATAATGGATGCAATAGATAGGAAATATCCATATTATGCGCAAGGGAACCGGACTAAAATGGATACCGATCAGAGACTTCAACTTAATACCACGTTCATTAATTGAACAGGTTGAACCCCTTGATTTTGATATTGACGATCTTTACCGGCTTGGCCCTGCAATATGCAACAATCCAATAAGCATATTGGGTGCATTTGTAGAGCAGGATGGATTTGTTATAAAGGGCTATATGTGGGCGACAATCAATCCTTTAACCCGGAAAATAATGGTGCAGCACCTTTGTGTTGATAAGGAATACCGGGGCCGGGGAATAATCGGTGAGGCATGGGGATTGCTGAAAAAAATACAGGAAAAGCACGAATTGAAAAGTATAGTATTCTCAACCGCAACACCTGAAAAGTTTGAGCGGTGGGGATTTAAAAAGAGTGATTTAACGATATTGGAGGCATGACATGGGTGGCATAGGTGATTTTCTTTTCGGATCGTCAGAAGATGCAAAGCAGATAGGCAACGCTCCAACTTTAACACCGGGGCAGACCGATTTACTTGACCAGCTTACAACCTTGCTGGGTGGTGAGCTTGGACAGCCGGGGCCAGTGTTTGGTGGTCAAACCGTTGCCGGTCCGTCTTCAATTCAGGATCAGCTATTCGGAGCAACCGGTGATCTATTCGGGCAGGGTGGCCTTTTTGGAACCGGTGAACAGGCTTTACAGACTTCCCTCGCGGACTTTGACCCACAGGCCACGACTGACTTTTTCAATACCTCGATACGTGATCCTGCTTTGAAGGGGTTCCAAGAAGATATACTGCCCATGATACAGGAATCTTTTATCGGGCAGAATGCGGGGCGCTCGGGGGCAGCCAACAGGGCTATTGCCGGGGCAGGTGCTGACGTTCAGCAGGGACTTGATGCACAGCTTGCACAGCTATTATTCAGCGGTCAAGAATCTTCGCTAAACAGGCAGCAGGCAGGCGGTCAAAATCTTCTCAATTCGATCTTTGGTGCAGGGACAATGGGCGGGGAGACTCAGCGTGGAATTGAAACCCAGGGCCTACAAGATATTTTCAGGCAGTTCCAGGAGGGCCAACCGTTTAACAATCCGGCACTCAGTTTCTTAAATACCGCATTCGGCACAAAGGCGTTTGAGCCTATTGTGCAGGGTCCGACTCAGCAGAGTGGGCTTGTGCAGGATTTGGCTCCCGCCGCTATGATGGCGTATGCGCTTTCATCTAAAAAATATAAAGAAAACATTAAGCCGTGTGGCCCAAGGGTTAAATGCATTCAGCCCGTAACCTTCGATTACACACAAAAGGCTATTCTCGATTATCCAGAAAAGACATCGCCCGGCAGACAGTTTGGTTTCATTGCCGAAGATGTGGTGGAAGTTTACCCGGAAGCTGTAATATTCAAAGATGGGAAGCCTGACGCAATAAATTACGGCAAATTATCTCAAATACTTGAGGTGTAAAGATGGCGATAACATTCCAAGGATTAAATAAAGATTCACTCGGTGGCCCAGCAGGGAGCACGTCTAATTCATTAATGCAAATGCTTCAAATCTTTGCAGGTCAGCAGAAGAAACAGGAGCAGCAAAAACAGCTTTCCCTTTTGGGCGAAATATTCAAACAGCAGCAACCCCAACAGCCAACCCGTGGCGCAGGCGGTCAAATAGAGTTCCCCCAGGGCGTTCCCAATGTGCCACAGAACACGGCGCAGCAGATGATTGAAAGGTTGTTGTCTGGTGGGATTACGGACCCGGATGTTTTGAATACCGGTTTTAATGCTATTTCTGCGATGCCACAGCCCAAGACGCCCGTCCGTGTTACGATGACCGACCCGAATACAGGTCAGGCCGTGAGTGTGGCAGAAGGCTCACAGCAGGCCATACAGCTTGCCCAGAGGGGTTTTAAACTTGGCACGTTTCCGGCAAGTAAGTTCAAGCCACAAACGGCCACGTTTACCAATGAAGCAACCGGGCGGGTTCTTAAAAACATAGATCCAAACTCGTCCACAGCGAAACAACTTGAGGCACAGGGTTTTGTCCGTGGGACATTGCCTGATGATATAGCCACAGACCAAGAGCCTAAAACATTTTCCAAGAAACTCGATGATGGTTCAATCAGGACGATTAAAAATGTTGAGCCTGGTTCAGAACAGGAAGCGCAATTGACAAAGCAGGGGTTTGTTCAAGGCACACAGACGGTAGGTATTAAACCTTCGGCAGCAGAGAGAGAAACAGAAAGGCTCAGGGGCGCAATAGATAATCTATCGCAGCAGGCCACGGAAGACCCAAACACTTTTCATGAAGTGCATAATTTCAGACAAAACGAAGATGGCAGTTTGTTCCTTGATCCAATCACCAATGCACCCGTAAGGATGGATCCGTTTACAAAAGCAACCGGAAAAAGAACCAACATAAAAGCCATAATTGGTTTAGGTGAACAGTGGGATGATGCCAATGAATTAAACGAATTACTTGCAGATCCAGAAGTCCAGGCAAATCTAAAAAAGGCCAATGACGAAGGAATATGGGATCAAGTTGCCGGTAAATGGGGGAACACTATCAATAAGTGGCTCCAGGATCAAGGTTTAAGCGGAGATAATCCAACGGCCACAGCAGTCGCAAGGATTCAGAGAATGACTTCAGATGAGCGTAAAAAGTTCATGGGGACCGCCGTAACCGATAGCGAAATGAAATCAGCTCTTGCATGGATGCCAAGCTCTGGAGATTCTTTTGAAACGATTGTAAATAAGACAAGTTTGATGGGGCAGGAAGCGGAACAAGAGTTTAGGCGTTGGCTTTCAACCTTTGAAGACATCGCCGATATGTCACCGTTTTACAAGGCTTTTGGCATTAAGCGGTTTGCAGATAAGACAGGCGAAGCAGAACCACCGGCACAGCCTACCGTAGCACCACAGCGGGAAGTACAGCCAAACGGCTTATCATTGGAGGCAAGCGAATTTCTAAAAGGATTGTAATAATGGCTCCAAAAATTACAATAGATTCTCTCAAGAAAAATACGGAATTTCTGAACCTTAGTGACGAAGCGAAGGTCGAGGTTCTTAACTCAGTTGATCCCAATTTTAACGCCCTTTCAGATAGCGTAAAGTCAGAGGTTGCAGGCAATCTTTTTGCACAGGAACCAGACGGAGGGTTTGGTGCGTTCATGGCTGAGACAGCAATAAACGTACCAAAGAGCGCTTTGGGATTCGTTGAGGATTTAATAACGCCATTTATTCACCCGTTTGACACAGCAAAAGCAATAGGTTCTCTGGGTCAAGGAATAGCGGAAAAGATATTTGTTCCGGGGACACAAGACAGCGAAGTTGCAGTTGATAATTTAATTCAGTTTTTCAAAGATAGATACGGTTCTATTGATAACTTAGCGAAAACAGTTAAGACAGATCCAGTAGGAATTGCCGGTGATATAGCGTCTGTGCTGGTAGCTGGTGGTGGAATAGTCAAAGGGGTTGGCGGGTTATCAAAAGTCGAAAAACTATCAAAGATAGGAAGGGCAGCAGGAAAGCTCGGGGCGGCGGTTGATCCTTTTACTGTTGGCACAAAAACAGCCGCCAAGATCGGGAAACAGTTCATTCCAAAATCGTTACCTGGTAAATTATTTGAAAGCGCAGTCAAGTTTCCTCCGTCAAAATTTAACGCAGCACAACGGGCAGCAATGACAAGAACCGCCCTTGATAACAAAATAATGCCCAATATTAAAGGGTTAGATAAAATCAGAGGAAAGATAAATGGACTTAATGCAGAAATAACAGCAAGGATTGACGCTGCTGTAGAAACCGGGCAAAAAATACCGGTGAAAAATCTTTTCAAAGGTTTCAATGAATTAAAAGAAGAGTTCAGATTGTCAGGCAGGCCATTAAAAGCCAAGCGGGAAATCCTTAATGTTCAAAAAGAAATAAATCTTGCAAATACAAAATTAGTTCCTGTTGGTAGAGTCAGAAAAGTCGCTTCTGGTCTCGTTGATTCTAAGGGTAATCCGGTTATGATTGACAAGACCGTCAAAGGATCAAGGAGAGTAACACGGCCATTGAGCCCGGCAGATGCACAAAAATTAAAACAAAAAATATATAAACAAAACGAAAGCCTTTACAATAAAACAACGGAAAGTCCAGCGTCAGCACAGGCACAGCTCGCAGTCGCAAAAGCAGCGAAGGAATCTATTGAGGTTTTTTTTCCAGAAATAAAGCAATTAAACAAGGCAGAGGGCGCATTTATTGAATTAAAAAAGGCTCTCGAACAACCTGCAAACAGGATTTCAAATAGAGATCTATTAGGGATCGGTATCCCGATAAAAGGAACCACGGGCGGGATGATAGCCGGTGGGCCAGGCGCAGCGGGTGCCATAGCGTTAGGGTTGTTTGATACGCCTGCATTCAAGGCGAAACTCGGTATAGTACTGAATGAATTAATAAAAGAAGGCGTCCAGATATCTCCTACTTCTGGATTTGTTTCTCTGGGATTATTCCAGGCAGGTAGGCAGGGCGGTGAGAATGCTCAATAAAATAGATAGACAAGCAATTGAAGCAGCACAGGAGACCACACAATGAAAAAACTCTTTATCATTATTTTAGTAATTTTTACCGCTTCTTTGGTCTACGCAGGAAACAAGGCCGGAGAGGATTCTTGGGTACAGCCTGGAGATGTTGCGACGACTGACGATCTTGTGCATAACGGTGATTGCTTATTTCACGGGCTGATCGTATCCACAGACGGTACCAACTCCGTCACTGTTGATGTATATGATAGCACCACCGCCACAGGAACGAAGATCATACCGTCTTGGGTTGTAACGAGTGCAGGAAATGATAGAGTCCAGGCACTCAGCTTGTGGCCTCCGGTAAGATGTTTCACCGGAATATACATCGATGTGACGACAGCCGGAACCGTTGAATTTGTACCCTATTTTAAAAAGAGGTAAGCTATGAAAAAATCATTAGCTTTATTCTGCGCTGTTATTGCGTTGTTCCTCTTTGTTCCTCGGGTGCCGGCGGGTCCAATGGTATCTTCTGGTGTGTTTGATGGTTCGGTTCCATCTCAGGACAGCACTGATAATGACGAGATGCAGGATGTTATAGGCAATAAGACTGACACGGCGGCGGCAGCTTCGAATACTACGTCAATCGTCGCAATTATTAAAGAGATTTACAGCGTTGTTTCTACAATATCATCTTCGATTTTCACTCTCACAGAAACGGGTGGAACGTTAACCACCGATGGAACTGAGCAGAATATTTACATCAACAATGCACCTTCGGGAATTTATACCCCAGAGAATATTTTCTTAAATTTCACTGCCCATACTGCCGGTGAAACGGTTGTGATCCGTGAATACTATAGAATTAAATCAGGTGGTAATTACATAATGTTGGATGAGGTCACTTTTGCAGGCGTTCAAGATCCGTTATTGATTCATGTAGAATTGGAAAATAATCGATACGGTATAAAGGTTACAATGGAAAAGACAGTAGGCACCAACCGGGATTATGATTACGAGGTTTTCTATGCCCTATAAAGGTTATGACAATATACCTATAAATGAAGATATTTTGCTTGATTTGCCATTTCGCGAAGGTATTGGGGCAGTTACAATGGATCACGCAAAGCCTCATCACCCAATGACGATGAACGATCCGGGGGGTGGTTCGTTTGCGTGGACTTCCTTAGCCTCTGGTCTTATGGTATTGGATTTTGTTACGGTGGGTGGTGGTTTTAACGATGGAGTTTATCTTGATTGCCCTGCTGCTAAAACGGTTGATTTGAATTTTACAGCCGGAGATTACAGCCTTTCGGCATGGATAAACTGGAACTCTGCCGGGAGCTGGTCTGAAATAATAATGGCGCGGTATGGGGTTAATTTGGACGGGTGGGAAACATATTTAAATGTGAGTGGGGGCCGGAATACTGTTTCTCAAAGGCATAGCCATGTGAGCTTGGCACCAAACACGAACAGCACTTGTTTTTCAACCGGGTGGACACCTGGCACATGGGCTCTATTGGGAATATCGAGAACGGGCGGTGATTTATATCCTGTTCATTATCGGAACGGGGTAGCTCTCACAATGGCCTATGAAGTATCTGGAATGCTGGACCCGGATACTTGCAATCGTGATTTCGTTATCGGTTGCCGATACACCAAAGACGCCAACTGGTATAAAAGTAAAATGTCGCGTCCGAGAATTTGGAACAGGGCGCTTAGTGCTTCAGATTGGTTGACGATATTTAAATCTGAAAGAGATTGGTTCGGGGTGTAGAAATGAAAATCTTATTTAGAATATTTTTAGCGGTTCTGCTTAGTTCGGGAATAGCATTTGCGGGCATTGATTCTGTTTCAACGAGGAGAAGGGCTGAATCGATTAACGAGAAAATGGGTTCCGCTGTTATTAATCGTGCTATTACCGCAAAGCTCCATGTTTCTAAGAATGGCGATAATACAGACGGTTCGACATGGGGAAAAGCATATAATAAAATTCAGGACGCCCTCGATGCAGCCAGCACAGATATCAATGATTTAACTCTCATTTTGATTGCTGTTGCCACCGGGCCAACGGATAATTACGATATTGACACGGCAGGCGATCCTACGTGGACTGGAAATTACGAGATAGTTGGATCTCACCGAACATGGGTAAAGATAAAAAATACCGATGGCTCCGCCACTTCGATAATGAAATTCACTGGTTATGTTTCGCTGAAAGATTTAAATTTCAATCTCGGAGTGGATGATTGCAACGGGGTTATAATTACAAAGGGTGCTTTCAGGCTTAACCGTATTCAATTTGTCGGGTCAGATTTAACAGGCGCAGCAACTGCTTTGATTTTAGATGGAGCAACCGGGGGTACGACTTTAAAAAACGGTAAGGCGCACGATGTTTTTATGACCGGGGAACCGGAATTTATGACGGGGCTGAAATTGGATAAAGTTGCCAGCGGATTATTTGAAAGATTTAGAATCCATGAATGTTTAAAAGCAATCCATATCGACAATGCTGCCTCTGATGAAAATCTATTTAGTTTTTTCGATATTGGAGATTGTGACGATGCCAGTGGAATTGCGATTGATATAGATGCCGGGAACGAACAGCATTTTGATACAATTCAACTTCATCATAATACGGTCAACATAGACGATGACGTTGAGGATCAGCATTACAATAATATGATCGGTGAGTTTCCGATTGCAATTGAGCCTCTTGGCGGTGTTAATTATGCCGGTGTTGTGGTCAGTGCAGGAGAAGATACTTGGGGTGCGGATACTGAGTTAAGAAGTGCTGCCGCCGCAACGAAGCCTTTTAAAATTGTCGGCTATCGATTTGAACCGTCAGAAGAAAAGAAATTTGTGATGAGGTTTTCTGCCGATTCTGGAAGCACATGGTTTGATATGGCCATGACAGAGACTAAAAAGAATAAAGCACAAGGCGCTTCGCCTGGTACTGATTTTATTTTTAACAAAGGGACTCGGATATCTGCATCGGCAGGATGCGAAGTTGCCGGCAAAACCATTCAGATTTGGCTCGAAATACAGGAGATATAAGGATATGAAAACTTTATTTAGAACGATTTTGGCAATCATATTTAGCGCCGGCGTTGCCCTTGCAGGCCCGGAAATTAATACCGCCGGGGGTGTAGATTTGTCTGGAGATCATACATGGACCGGAACGCAAACATTTGAGTCTCCTATAAATTACACAGACGGTGCCGGTGGTGTGACCGGTGTTATGACGGTTGGTGCCGGCGGGGATTTGACTTACAACAAAGACCTTACCTTATCAAACGGGGGATTAAATGTCAAAAGCACTATAATTTCGGGCGATTCGATTTCTGGACTTGCTCCTCTGGGAACCAACATAACGACCAATATAGCCCTCAACACCACAGACTTGCGCGGTAAAATATATCTTGCTACTGCTGCTGCAATTGTGACTCTTGATGCCGCCGCCGATGCTGGTTATGGTGCGCTGGCTATGTTCATAGTTCAAGACATCGCTGAAACATTAAACCTCAACCCCGATAATGCTGAAAAGTTTAATCTTCATGGGGTAGCACTTGCAGCCGGCGAATCAATAGACTCCCCTGGACAGCCAGGGGATATTATATGTATTATGAGCACAGACGATGCCGATGGGTCTGGAACTGACGGATGGAGAACGCTTGGTTATGTCGGTGGGGACTGGAGCAACGGAGGATAAATGAAAAAATTACGCTGGTTAATAATACTGTTAATTCTCGCAGTCGCGATTCCTGCCGGCGCATGGCTGAACCCTGCAATGGTTTCCGGTACGCTTGGGTCTTCCAACTATTATGCTGAGTTGGCCGCAACAATAGCCGCAGGAGAAGCAACTGGTCTGAAAACCTCTGCTGATTCTGCCGATGATCCGTATGGTGCGAATTTACAGCCCGGCGCTGATATGTCTGGGACTGCTGGGACGACCTCTGGTGCAGGTACAGCTAATGGAGATATTGCCACAGGCTGGAATGTTGAAGCAGGTGTTGGCGGCACAGTTACCGCTTCTAAAACAGCAAACGATTATCAAACAATCTTCAGTGCGGTCAGTTTCTGTAAATTTGCTACAGCCGGAATATCAATCACTACTGGTGAAATATGGCTTGCTGAATGTTATGTGTCAGGAATTGTGCTTACTCCACAATGGCGAGTTTCGCGAGACGGTGGTGCCACGATTCAATTCGCAGAAAATTTATCGGCTGGTTATAACCGTAAGGTTTTTACTGCAACCGACACATTAACAGGCGCAGTTAACTTCGCCTTTGGTGCAAGCGAGGGTTGCACAATCCACTGGACATCCCTCCGCAAACTCTCCGGCAGCAACGCAATCCTGACGGAGCTGGACCGGACACTGAGGGCGAATGGGACGGAGCTTCACACAGATGCCAATGCAGCAAGTGATCCTAATGGGAATGAGGCTGATGCTACTACGGGGTGGGTAGCTTACGCAACTGCAACACTTGAGTCTCAGGGTGTTGTAAAATCTGTTGGTAGTTATGCACTACATTATGCATCTGTGAACAATAATGACACTTGTTACTACGATCTCGATAGTAAGTTTTCGGTTGGTGATAGGGTTCAGTTATCTACCACTATTCGTAGTGACGGAACCGGTGCCGGAACTGGTCAGGTAGCTTTAAAAACTGCTGCCAATACAGCAATAACTATAAATGCTGTCACTATAAAGACTTATGTTAAAGCCGATGTTGCTTTTGTTCCATTGGTGTATGAGTTTACTTATAGTTCCAATACTCGATACGTTGGTTTTCGTGAAGGTAACACCGAAGGCGACGGAGGTGTATATTGGGATAATGTTTCCATCCAACTAATGCAACCCACAGTTACCACCCTGAAGCGAGTTGCCTCAGTTGAGACCGTGCTTGATACGAGCTATGTAGATTATTCCGCAGCGGCTGAGTTGATAACGATCAAAGAAGGCGAAGATGTCACAGTAATCTACGATGATGTTGTCCAGACCCGCGAGACCGTTTCCGATGCTTCCGTTATCTACAATAAACTTCACGGCAAGTTTGGCGATAACGTAGCTGAAGCAACTATTATTCGGTTTGGGGTTGGTGCGCTTATATCAACCGGAACATGCGTGATCAATACCGTTTACAAGGTCAGCGCAACCGAGCTGAACCATTATGGAACTGGGGTTCTGGCTGGTTATGTTTTCATATCAGCCGGGACGGAAACGAACGATGCCAATAATCAGGTGTGGGCGGTGAATACTCCGTGAACCTTGACAAAATAGCCGAGATGATAAAATGAAAATAGACATCATGCAGCTTGAGTTTATCGATTTAAAACTGCGCCATATGGCGATAGAGACGGAGAGTAGTTTCAGGGTTGAATTTGAAATTACCAGCCTGTATCGAATTGGAGACAATGGGGTTCATGGCCAGTTACCGTTGAGGGGTCTTGACTTCGGGTGCCGGCATGAAGCGATTGGAAAAGCTGTTGAGGGATACGTTAACTCTTACTGGCAGTATGATCCGAGCAGACCCGAGAAAGTATGTTGCATGTATCATAAAACCAAAACGGGGCAGTACCATCTCCATTTGCAAGTCCATCCGAATACTGTCAGGGTGGGTATGTCACAATAATAAGTATTCAGAATAAATCGTAAAAAAAATACCTACTACGCTGTTTGCAAATGGAAGGGCTTTGACATGACACACCAAATCCCAAAATATCATGTTGCCCCAGATGGCGGCTATATTCTGGATGAAGATGTAAACTACCACAGCAAGCGGTATCTCAGGTGGGTGCATCTTAAAAAAGGCATGTGGAGCGACGGTGCTACCGGAGCCCTCGATATTCCGTCCCTGGCATGGTGGGTGCATGATAAACTGTGTAACCTCGGTCAATTTACAGATGGGTCAACTTGCACAAATTGGATGGCCTCAACTGTGCTATGCGATATTTTGTGGGCTGAGATGCGGTATGCACGGGCTATCTATTGGTGGCCTGTTACTTGGCTATTCGGTGGCGGCAAGGCTCGGGATAACGGGATGGTTTAAGCCCCCAGATCATCCAGCTTGTCAGGATCTGCAATTACGGGGTTTTTAAAATTCAACAGATGGTTAAGCTCATGCCCCAGGATACCTTGGTTGATAATGATTTTTCCCCCGGCATAAGCACCGAAAATGTAGATCTCGTTTTTGCGTGTGGCATATCCGAGCACCGGAGATCCGAATGCAGCGGCTTTATCCCATTTAAAGGAATCCCGGTTTCCGACAATGTGGACAGTAATGTTATCAAGTGTGATGGTTTCATGAAGAGAAGGGCGTTTTTCCAGTGTCGCAAACCCTCTTTGCATCTCATTGAATCCGAGCTTCCGCTGGCTGGTCGCGGTGGTCACGCACCCGGATAGCCATAGGATCAGGGATAGGGCAACCAGGAGCCCGAACACTACTGTAAACAGTTTGCTATTATTTAGTACCGTTTTGTTTATTTTCGGTTGCATAGACCTTGACTCCTTTGATGTCTCCATAATATCTCCTTTAAATTTTTAAAAGCACCCCAACCCCGCACAAGCCCACATCGCCACGGAATAGAAAAGCGCAAAGGCGGCGGCGTATTTGAGTTTGAGTTTCATTTACAATCGCACCCGTTAAATTCTTTACGAACAGTCTCAACGTTAACCTTTTCAAGTCGGTGCCCTTCGTGGAGATATTGGGCTATTTCATTGGTTGTGTCTTTATCCATGCAATCAGGTCTATCAACGGTGGCGAAAAACATCTTTCCACAACCCTTGCAATAAAAAACTATTGAATCCATCTCTCAACCTTCCGGGCCGGAGCCCTTTATTTACAGAATATGTTCCAGAATCTTTTGAATGCCCCTTGAGATTCAAAGGCAACCGGTTTTTCAGCTTCGTGCATATCCCACAGCGTACGGGCATTGTCCCATCGCCCATCGTACCGGCCTGATGCCATAACAAGTCTCATGCGCTCGGAGGTGCTTCTCTTCGGGTATGGGTCTGTGAGTTTCATGCGGTGGCCCCCTGTTTTATTTCGCTTGCCGAAACGTGATCTATTTCCCAATTGTCAGGATCACAAAAGTCTCCCTTCGCTATCGACATGGCCTCTTTTTTTGACGTGGCCCATACACTATCGTAATTGTCGCCGGAATATGAAATAGTGACAGCATATTTTTTTAGAACTCCGTCTAATTTATCTTTGGTTCTTTTTTCCTGAACCTCGATATCATATTCCATTTGGCGCAAGGCATCTATCTGTTCACGATCACCGAAAACAAGGCGCTTTCTCAAGCACGGCGGTAATGGTACTGTTTGGCTAATCATGCGTTGGCCTCCATATAATCGTCAAGGATTGCGTATTCGGTCATCTTATCGCCTCTTGAACTTCGCGCCAAAACTCAAGGCACGCGGTTTCTATTTTCTGTATATATTTTTCATCGGGCTTGATTCTGTAAATATGAGTCAGGGTCATGCCTAAGTTTTCACTTTCGTAATAAGACACGAAATCCAACCATTCGCCCCCAGACACCCATAGACCGCCTTGACATTGAGGCTTATAGCAAGAGTCTATCCCGGTACGAACACTCTCAAGATGCGATCTTAGCGACTTACGGCACTTAATTTCAAGCCGTCCGTCTCCAACCATAACACCATCGGGAGAATAAGTGATAAACGGATATTCTGGATGAACGAACATGCCGATATGACCTACATCAACAGGCTCACCGGCCATCTCCTTTTCCCATTCGTATGACCCGCAAGCCTTTTTTTCATTTCTGATCCCGTGAGCAAACCATGGCGGATCGTCAGGAAATTCAGGAACACCCATCAGGCCGTCAACCACATCATCCAAATAGGCTTTGCGGCGCTTGGTGCCTTTACCGGCCATCACATCGCCAAATCTTGATGCTGTGATCTTACCCCTACGGGCGGCAAACCATTCCGGGGTGCGTTGTTCCATTATTTGGATTTCTCCGGTAAATCTTCGTTGGCCGGTTGTTCATTCAGAAACACAGACACGGCATCATATTCTTTTTGAGATATTTCCTCGATTTTCTTTTTACCCCACTTACCGGCAAGTTTTTTCAAGGTACGGTCAACAGGAAAGTTTTTTGTCTCGCAAATCTCTCTAAGCGATATTACCTGGGCATCTGTCACCGGCACAGGTTTTTGCTCTTGCCTGCTTTCGTCATCCTCTCCGGTTTCGATGGAAAACACTTTCAGGAAGGCGTATTTCGTAGCGTAAGAAACAGCCTTGCCCGGTCCCTTGTCGTTTAAATCTTCAGCCACAGAACCTATTGAAACGGTGCATTTATCATCAGGGTCATCAATATTAACGAAGTCTATTTCATAGAAAGCAACATAACGAGTGAATGGAACACCGTTTGAGGATGCTTTCCCGGCATCTTCGATTACCCCCGATATTTGGCGCGGAACAACCATAACCCCGTTTGTTATTAGATGCTTCCTGACTTCGGACGTAACCATGTCGTGAGATACGGCCTTGTATCCTTGAACTTTGGCATCTTTTTTTAGATAATCAACCGATTTGCGAATCTCATTCAGGCGTTGGTAAATATTTAATTTTTCTTTCATGGCTCCACATCCTCCATATCCTCTAAAATTAATCTAAAAACTTCGGCTTCCGGTAGCTCAAATTTATCGTCGAATATGCGCGGCTTTCCATCGGTATCCACCAGATACTTGACTTCGTGGGTTACATCTACGTCTATGGTGCCCATTAATTTACTCATAGCTCAAGCCCGCAATTGGCGCAAAAACTCATATCGTCCTCTCTGTTCTGCTGGCATTCTGGGCATGGTGTATCGTCAGTCGTTGCGCCACCCATCTCCGCTACAGTCTCCAATATTTTGCCTGCCATCTCTTTACCCTGAGACAGGGTGAAATTAACTACGAGATCCGTACCCAAAATAAGCGCCCCGGCTCTCTTGTCGTCGAAAACAACGGATGAAATAGAATCGTCACCCTCTAACGCAAACGTTCTGTTGATTCTCTCTTTCATTACATTTCTCCTGTAAGATTGACGGTGGTTTAGTTTTATACGATAATGCAAGCGCCTTGACCCCTTCGAAATTCTGCCTCAACTCAAAGTTTTCCTGAATCAACTCGGCACCTGAAAAAGATTCGAGATCGTGAATGTATCTCCGCAATGGTTCCGGCAGGGCGTTAATGCTTTCTGGTGTAGGTAGCCAATCACTCATACTTTCCACTTTGTACCGCAGACATGACATTTCGCCATCATTCCAAGGTGCCAGTATATAAATGGATGAGTGCCACATCTCGGACATTTATCTTCTGGACTCATTACCCTTCTCCTTTTAATCTGGCAAGGAAGCGGCGGGATTGCCGGATGCTATCCCGCCTTGGCCTCCTTTTGTGTGGGTTTATGAAAACCAATACCAAAGGGATAGTATTAGCCGTCGCCGTCGCCGTAGCCGGAGCCGGAGCCGTCGCCGGAGCCGCCGCCAGAGCCGTAGCCGCCGCCGTAGCCGTCGCCGCCGCCGGAGCCGCCGCCGGAGCCGCCGCCGTAGCCGTAGCCGGAGCCG